AGTGCTTAAATCCAGTATGCAGCGTGATGGTGAAGAATGGAGAGTGATTGAGTTTCCAGCCATTATGCCTTCTGGTAAAGCATTGTGGCCTGAGTTTTGGTCGTTAGAAGAATTAGCAAGTTTACGTAATGAGTTACCACATAGTAAGTGGATGGCGCAGTATCAACAAGAACCGACAAGTGAAGCGAGCGCGATTGTCAAACGAGACTGGTGGAAAGTCTGGGAAGGCGAACGACCGCCACCTTGTGACTTTATATTGATGTCATGGGATACCGCGTTTGAAAAAAACAACCGAGCTGACTACAGTGCGTGTACTGTGTGGGTTGTGTTTTACCAAGCAACCGACCACCCAGAAGAATATGAGTCTGAAGAAGAATACGACAGAACCAAACAGAATTTAGGTGTGCCGCAGCCAAACTTGATATTGCTAAATGCAATTAGAGACAGGTTAGAGTTTCCAGAACTTAAGCGATTGGTAATGCAAGAGTACAAAGAGTGGGAGCCTGACAGCATTATTATTGAGAAAAAAGCCAGTGGTGCGCCGCTTATTTATGAGCTGCGATCTATGGGCGTGCCTGTGCAGGAGTTTACACCGACGCGAGGAAATGACAAGATATCCAGATTAAATGCAGTATCCGATATATTTGCATCGGGTAAGGTATGGTATCCTCCGACACGATGGGCAGAAGAAGTGATCGAGGAAGTTGCAAGTTTCCCTGCTGGGGAGCATGATGACTATGTGGATTCTACGTCTATGGCGTTGATGCGTTTTAGAAAAGGGGGTTATGTCCAAACATCATTGGATGAGCCAGAAGATTATTACAGTACGAGAGAGTATAGACAGTACAGAGCTAATACGAATCGTACATTATATTACTAGGGTAATGTAAATGGCAGACAAACCAGACTTAGAAATTGTCTTACCTGACGGAAGACCTGTATCAGAGTTTCAAGAATCCCAAGAAGATATGGGAACAGTTGTTGAGATAGGTATAGGCAGCGAAGGTGGGCTTACTGTAGAAGTTGACTTGCCTGATGGTGAAGATTTTTACAAAAACCTAGTTGATGAATTTGACGACGAAGATGAAGACTTAGAGATAATTGCTTCTGAGTTAATGGCTGACTTTGATGGCGACCTTAGTGCTAGAAAAGACTGGCTACAAATTTATATAGATGGGTTAGAATTACTGGGTCTGAAAATAGAAGATCGAAGTGAGCCGTGGGCCGGAGCTTGCGGTGTTTACCATCCCCTGCTGTCTGAAGCGCTGGTTAAGTTTCAATCTGAAACTATTATGGAAACAATGCCTCCCGGTGGCCCTGTTAAGACTAAAGTTATTGGTAAAGAAACACCAGAGAATTTAGAAGCTGCTTCTAACGTAGCAGAAAACATGAACCACTATATAACGGACAAGATGCCGGAGTATCGTGGTGAACACGAAAGAATGTTATGGGGTTTAGGACTGTCGGGTAATGCGTTTAAGAAAGTTTACTATGATCCCGCTGTTGATCGCCCAGTCTCTATATACGTACCAGCCGAAGACATCGTGGTTCCCTATGGAGCCAGTAGTCTCGATTCAGCAGAACGAGTCACGCATATTATGCGGAAGACCGAAAACGAAGTTAAAAAACTTCAAGCTGCTGGGTTCTACAGCGATGTTGAGCTAGGGTCTCCTGACGACTATGAACTGGATGACGTAGAACAGAAGATAGCAGAGAACATGGGGTTTAGCGCAACCAACGACGACCGCTATAAAATATTAGAGTTCCACGTGGAACTAGACCTAAAAGGATTTGAAGACACAGACGAAGATGGGGACGAGACAGGCATTGCGTTGCCTTACGTAGTAACCATAGAAAAAAGCTCACAAGAAGTATTGGCTATTAGACGCAACTGGGTAGAGGACGATGACGCTAAAAACAAACGCCAACACTTTATTCACTACCCGTACATTCCGGGATTTGGCTTTTATGCGTTTGGGTTAGTACATCTACTAGGCTCATTTGCTAAGTCAGGCACGTCTTTAATTAGACAGCTTGTTGATGCAGGAACTCTGTCTAATTTACCGGGTGGGTTTAAGACTAAAGGTATGCGAATTAAAGGCGATGACACACCAATATCTCCTGCAGAGTTTAGAGATGTTGATGTAGCCAGCGGGACTATCCGCGACAACATTATGACGTTGCCGTACAAAGAGCCAAGTCAGGTTCTTTTCCAACTAATGCAGAATATTGTAGATGAGGGACGACGGTTTGCTTCTATTTCTGATATGAAAGCAAGCGACATGTCTACCCAAGCACCTGTTGGTACAACCCTTGCGATATTAGAACGCACACTAAAAGTTATGTCTTCGGTTCAAGCGCGTGTACACGCAGCTATGAAACAAGAGTTTCAATTACTTGCAGAGATTATTAAAGACAACACACCAGCTAACTATGCTTACAAACCATCTCAAGGAAATAGATCAGTAAAACGTGCGGATTACGACATGGTAGAGATTGTGCCTGTGTCTAATCCTAATTCTTCTACGATGGCGCAAAAAGTAGTGCAGTACCAAACGGTATTGCAGTTAGCACAAACATCACCAGAATTATACGACCTACCACAGTTACACAAACAAATGTTACAAACGATAGGAGTACAAAATGTCGATAAGCTCGTGCCTACAGAAGAAGATCAAAAACCTAAAGACCCAGTTTCTGAAAATATGGACATCATTACTAATAAACCCGCTAAAGCGTTTTTATACCAAGATCATGAAGCTCATATCAAAGTCCACATGAACGCAATGCAAGACCCAGTAGTTCAAAAGCTAATGGCAAACAACCCTAACGCAGAAAAGTTTGCTGCAGCACTACAAGCACATGTAGCAGAACATTTAGCTTTGGGTTATAGAGTTAAAATCGAAGAACAATTAGGTACACAGTTGCCACCACAAGACGAACAGTTGCCGCCAGAAATAGAAGCGCAACTATCCCGATTGTTGGCTGACGCATCTGACCAGCTATTGCAGCAAAACATGTCTGAAGCACAGCAACAAGAAGCGCAACAAAAAGCACAAGATCCTATGGTACAAATGCAGCAACAAGAACTTCAACTCAAACAAGGTGAGTTAGAGCGCAAAGCTGCTAAAGACAAAGCTGACAACGAAATTGCTATGGCAGAACTTCAGATAGAAGCAGCTAAACTAGAATCTGATGAACGACAAGCGCTACAAAAACTTATGGCTGACGGAGTAGCTAAAGAAGGCGCTCTAAACGTACAACAGTTAATTGAAGGAGCCAAGTTAGCTGTTGCAGCAGGTAAAAACAGTGGGCCTACTAACCAATGACCATTTTTGAAGTATTAAGAAAAGAAATAAATACTAAAGAAACACTATTACTTGATAAGTTAAGTAGTGGCAGCATTAAAGATCATTCAGAATATAATTATGTGTGTGGAAACATTAGTGCACTACGCAGTATTATGGAGTATATTACTGAACTAGAATCAAACTTTGAGGAAGATTAATGAGTAATGTAGCTCCTATAGATGAATCTGCAACAGCAACCCAACTACCAAAACCACAAGGATATCGCATCCTCTGCGCTATTCCTGACATAGAAGACAAATTTGATAATGGTATTATCAAAACAGAAGAAACCATTAAAAACGAAGAAATACTGGCTACAGTATTATTTGTAGTTAAGCTAGGTACAGACTGCTATAAAGATGAAAGCAGGTTTCCTAGTGGCCCTTACTGCAAAGAAGGTGACTTTGTATTGGTTAGACCCCACACAGGGACTAAAATAAATATACACGGCAAAGCCTTTCGTTTAATAAATGATGATTCTGTAGAAGCAGTAGTTGACGATCCACGAGGAATACAAAGACAATAATTTTAACTAAAAGAGGATAGTGTAATGCCACAAACCGCATTAGAGAACGAAGCAGTTGAGGAAACAGTTGAGGAAGAAGTTGTAGAAACCCCCGAAGTTGCTGAAGAAGAATTTGAAATTGTCGTTGAAGATGACACCCCCGAAGAAGACCGTGATCGAGAACCTATGCCAGAAGAAATTGTGGACACTCTCGAAAAAGACGAGCTTGAAGAATATTCTGTAGAAAAAGCCAAACAACTTAAAAAAGTGTGGCATGACGAGCGTAGAGCTAAAGAAGAAGCCCAACGCGAGCGTGACGCAGCAGTTGCTTTTGCTAAACAACAGCAAGAAGAAAACAAAAAGTTCAGAGCTGACCTTAACAAAGGTGAAGAAGCTCTTATGGAGAATAGTAAATCTTCTGCAGAACATGAGTTACAGCTTGCTACAAAAATGTATAAAGAAGCGTTTGAAGCAGGTGAAGCTGACCAAGTGGCTGATGCACAAGCTAAAATGGTGTCAGCACAATCTAGGCTTCATGCAGCAGAAAACTATGAACGGCAGTATGGAGAGGTTGAACAAGCTGAACAAAACGAAAGGTGGAATATTCAACCTCAACAGCAAGAACAACAGCCTCAAGTAGACCGTAAAGCCCTAGCTTGGCAGAAGAAAAACGAGTCTTGGTGGGGTAATAATCGCAAGATGACAAGTTTTGCATTTGGGGTGCATGAGGACTTAGTATCGCAAGGTATTGACCCTGATGTAGACTCAGATGAATATTATAGTAGCATTGACAAAGAAATGCGGTTAAGATTTCCAGAAGAATTTGAAGAAGAGACACCAGAAGCAGATGCGTCACCCCGTCCTGCAGTGAAAGCAAAAACTGTTGTATCTTCTGCGAAGCGTACTACCAAATCAAAGAAAGTAGTGCTAAAGGATTCTGAAGTTAGACTGGCGCATCGTCTAGGATTAACCCCCGAAGACTATGTACGTGAAAAATTAAAACTAGAAGGTACAGCGTAATGGAAGAAACAAAACCAAAAAGTCGAGTAAATCGAACTAAGCGGGATGTTGAAAGTCGCGCTACGCAGGAACGACCAAAACAATGGAAAGCTCCTGAGATACTGCCTGAAATAAACAAGGAAGATGGGTATTCCTATCGCTTTGTTCGCACCAGCACTATGGGAGTGCCTGATGCTAAGAATGTATCCGCTAAGTTTAGGGAAGGTTGGGAACCTGTAAAGGCATCTGAACATCCAGAAGCTATGGCAATGGTTGACCACGACAGTAAATTTGAGGATTCGATAGAGATTGGTGGGCTGCTTCTCTGCAAAACTGATGAGGAGCTTACTAGACAGAGGGACGCACATTACTCTCAGAAAACTGGAGATGTAATGGAAGCCGTCGATAATAACTTTATGCGTGACCAAGACCCTCGTATGCCACTGTTCAATGACCGCAAAACGAAAACAGACTTTGGCAAGGGATAAACGGTTGCGTTAACTTTCTGTTTATAAGCAAAGGAGCTTAAAAATGGCATATCCAAGCGTTGACGGGCCTTATGGCCTAGTCCCCGTAGGATTAGTAGGCGAACGCTATAACACTGGAGGATTTACCCAGAAAGGTATTGCGTCTGAATATGGTACAACTATATTTCAGGGTGATATTGTTAAAGGCGTTACAGGTGGTACTGTAGAAAAAGATACAGGTACTACTGCTTGCACTCCTAACGGAATATTTATTGGGTGTTCTTTTACGGACGCTTCAATGGGGCCACGGTTTCAAAACTATTGGCCTGCAAGTCAAGTAGCAACGGATGCAGTAGCATACATTGTTGATGACCCTAACGTATTGTTTAAGATTGCAATTACATCTTCGGGTGTGGTTATCAGTTCTTTAGCAATAACTGACATAGGCGCAAACCTACAAATCACGCAAACCGCAGGAGACACTATTAACGGTGTATCTCGTGTGTCTGCTGATGATACGTCTGCGACTACTAACACTTTTCCTGTACGAGTCGTGAGTCTAGTTGAAGAAACTCGCAATACTTCTGGTGGTTACACCGAAGCAATTTGCAAGTGGAACGCTGGTCATCAATACGGCAATACTACAGGCGTTTAAAGGAGTAATTTGAGATGACTATAAGCAGAGCGCAGATGCTCAAAGAGCTTTTACCCGGTCTCAATGCTCTTTTTGGGCTTGAGTACAGTAGGTATGGTGAGGAGCATAAAGAAATTTATGAAAACGAAACTTCAGAGCGAGCGTTTGAAGAAGAACAGAAACTATCTGGTTTTTCTGCAGCACCCGTAAAAGCTGAAGGTTCAGCTATTGAGTATGATAATGCTCAAGAAGCATACACAGCGCGTTATACACACGAAACTATTGCGATGGGATTTTCGATCACAGAGGAAGCTATAGAGGATAACCTTTATGACTCTCTTTCTGCTCGATATACCAAAGGTCTAGCTCGTGCGATGGCGTACACAAAGCAGATTAAGGCAGCGAATGTCTTAAACAGAGCTTTTAACAGCAGCTACACGTATGGCGATGGAAAAGTGCTTTGCGCTACAGATCACCCTCTTGTATCTGGTGGAACTAACTCAAACCGTCCGTCTTCTGGCGCAGACTTGAATGAGACTTCTTTGGAAGCCGCTATCATTCAGCTTGCTAACTGGACTGACGAGCGTGGACTTCTAATAGCTGCGAAAGCTAACAAACTTATTATCCCAGCGGATCTTATGTTTGTTGCCGAGCGACTAATGAAGACCGATAGCAGAGTTGGTACTGCAGACAACGACATCAACGCGATCAAGTCAATGGGCGTTGTACCGGGTGGGTTTAGTGTAAACAACTTCTTAACCGATACTAATGCTTGGTTCTTGACCACTGATGTCCCTAACGGTCTGAAGCACTTTACTCGTGCGCCAATGGCTACGTCTATGGACGGTGATTTTGACACCGGAAATGCTAGGTATAAGGCACGAGAAAGATACTCCTTTGGTGTATCTGATCCATTAGGAATCTTCGGTTCGCCCGGATCTTCCTAATAATACTTTTAAAGTATATGAAAGGGGGCCTTGTGCCCCTTTTCTTTTTTGTGTACCCTCAACATAACTAGGAATTTTATAAACCATAACGACTGCCCTAGCAGACACTTATTATGACGTTATGGTGAAACCTTTAATAAGGAGGTTAGTCAAATGGCTAATACAAGTTTTACAGGCGCAGTCCGATCCGAAAACGGATTTACTAAAATATCAAAAGCTGCTGGCACAGGCGTTATTACAGAAGGCTCTACTTATTCAGATGCTGCATCTATTACAGGTGTAACTTCTGCTACTGGCGGTCTTGTTATTGGCGCAGCTAGTTCAACTAAACTTATTTCTGTTACCGTAACTACTGGAACAATCGCTGTAACACACAGTCAAAACGTAGATGTGTCTTTTACACAGCCAGCAGGAACAATTATAAGAAACTTAATTGCTATTCCAGCAGGAAATATAGTAACAGCAGGCAGCAGCGGGGATGACGTAGACTTTGATCTAGGTACTGCCGCTGGTGGTGGACAAATTATTGATGAAAAAGCTATCTTAGATGATGGTGGTTCAGCAGTAACTTGGGCAGCTAACGCACCTCTTTACATCATTCAAAACTCTCATGGACACGCTGCTAATCAGTTTGTTAGCACTTCAACAACCGCAGGTGTTGTTGGCGGCCCAGCTACTTCAGAAGCTATTGTTATTGCGTCAACGCTTTATTCAGCAGCTGAAAGAACGCTTCACGCTAGGCTAAAAGCACTATCATCAGATTTGGCTACAGCAGCAACAACTGTTAAATACATTGTTGAGTTCCAATTTTTGTAATCACAATGGGGAGGTAAAACTCCCCTAATTGCAGGAGTAAGTTATGAAGAAGAAGATGAAATATGCAGAGGGTGGTAGAATAACCAAAGCACAACAGAAAGAGTTGGACGAAAAACTACGCCACGCAGCCTCACGCGAAAAACAAGTAATCCCCCCAAAGAGAAGAAAAAGACCGGGTACAGAATATGATCACTATTTGGCAGATGTAGAATACGATAGAAAAATGAAAGCCCTAGCAGAAAATAAAAGGTCTGGTTTGTTTGGAAAAGCTGAAATGACTAAAGCTGAAGCAAGAAAATTGGGTTTGACAGGCCGGAAAAAAGCCAAAACTAAGAAAATGGCTGGTGGCGGCAAGGTCATGATGTACAACATGGGCGGCAGAGTACCTACTTACGCAGGTATGCCTATGATGGCTGAAGGCGGTATGGTCAAAAAGAAAAAGAAAAAAGTCAGCAAGAAGAAATCTATTGATGGTGTTGCTAGACGAGGCAGAA